TTCATTATAGTTAGCGTCAAGACCTGAAACTTTTGCACTTGTAGCTCCTGTGTCTCCAACATCATCATTTGTAGATGAGCTTGATATATAAAGAGTAGATGCAGAAGATAGATAGGTGTATAAACCGCCTTGTGCCCAAACAGTTTCAAGAGAATTAACTACTAAAGGATTAAAACCAAATTTAAAATTAGTTTTATGGTATGATATCTGTCCTCTTGCAACTTGTAGTTCAAAAGGTTCTGTTTTACCAACTCTTGATATTGAGGACTTTTCTGCCATTAGCTTAGTTTAGTTACTTTATGTTTAGAAGCTATACCGTTACCTTTACACATAACTGTGTCGCTACCGCCACCTGTACTCATCATTTTAAAATCTGCACCAGATATTTTACCGTCTTTATTTTTGTCAAGTTCAGTTTGACCGCCAATTAAACCACCGTCTTTTTTACCTTGTGCTGCTTTTATTTGAGCTTCGGTGGGTGCACCTTTTTCACCTTTTTTACGCATGCGTTCGCCTCTTCTACGTTTAGCGTGGATATTCGCCCAGAGTCCTGGTCGATTCGCCACTATTCTTTACCACTCCAACTAGCGTTGTGTCTTGTGCCTTGAGTTGCTTTACCTGTACCTTGAGTTTTAACTTTCCCTTGACCAAATACTTTTTTGAATAAAATATCTTTTACTCGTACTGGACCGTCAGCTAAGTTAATTCTATTAGGACCTTTTACGTTTACTTTTTTCATAGTTATTTCCTTTGTTGAGCTTTACCGCCACGCTTCATGGCTTTCTTTTTCTTTTTACCTTTAGCCATCATCTCACCGCCACACATCGCTCGTCTACGGTTAGCATTGCCTGCTGGTATTTTCATTTTTCCTCTTTGTTGTCCTGGCATTTTAAATTCCTCTATTTTGGTTGTCTGAGTTTCTAACATCTCTTAGTAACTCGGCGTAAGTTTTACGGATGCTCTCTTTTTCTTTCATTAGAGCTTCCTCCCTATCTTGAGCTATCTTCATTTCTGCGATAGCTTCGTTTGATTCTATTTTAGCTAAATCTACTTGAGATTTTAAGGCATCAGACTGTGCTTTTTGTGCTATTTCCTGTTGTTTTAATTCAACTATAGGATTAGTTTGAGCTTGAGCTTGTGCCTGAGCCATAGCCTGAGCTTGACCAGTCACCACTTGAGTAGCTTGAGCTGCAAGTAGAGCTAACTCATTCATAACTTCTGGTGGTATTTGATTACCAAGTTCTGGTAGTTGTTGCCCTAGTACTTGTTCTATTTGTTGCTTATACAACATAGCTTGGTGCTCTTGTATGTTCGCACTAATAGCCATCTGTGCTGTTTGATTTTGAGCTACCATAGGATTCTGTAAGAAAGAACTATGTGCAGCAATATAAGCATCGTGATTTTGGAACTCAAACGCCTTAATAGGTTGTCCTGTCATAGCTGCTTGTTGTTCGCTGATTGGGTCACGAGGCGGTATTTCTTGTACAGGCGGAAGTATGCCGTCTATGTCTTTTACTTCTAGTGCCTCGTACATACGCTTATAGGCTTCTCGTAAATCATGTATTTGCGGTGCTGCCTGTGCCATTTGTAGTTCTTGTTGAGCTAACATTACCCTTTGAGCCATGCTAAAGATATTAGGGTCACTAACGGGAATAATATCTACTCTATCGTCAAAGTCTGTAGCTTTTATTTCTCTACTTGCTCCTGGAACATCATAAGGATAAACAGGAGGTAAGCTACGAGAGAAAATTTTAGCTAAAAGCCTAAATTCTTTCTTTTGAGCAAAGTGTAAACGCTTGTGTATAGCTGACATCACCTTAGTACCACGTTCTAACATGGCTACAGTAGTGCCTACAGGTAGTTGTTGACTACCAATATCACCTACTTGCATGTCTGCAATACTAGCAAACCTTCTACCAGAGTCAATAATGACTCCTAATAGCTGAGTTAGTACATTACTAGGCTCTTTATAGGGTAAAGGCATCAATGCATCACGGATTGTGCCTCCTGGAACGTCAACATCCCTAAATTCACCAGGACGTAAAGGTTCATCTTCGCCTTGTACTCTCATACCACGTGCTTTAAAGCCAGCAGGTAAGTTACTTAGTGTTCCAGCGTCAATTAACTGACGTAAAATTGATGTAGCGGACTTAGTAAGCCCTCCAATCATGTGAATTAAGCCAAAACCGTAAAATCCAAGTCCTGGAAGGAACTTATAGTGTACAAAATACTCTTTTTTACGGAATAATTCGTCGCCTTGCTCCCAATTACGTCGTATTGAGAGTATTTCATCGCTATCTTCTAGGATAGTTACGATGTATGGCACCGCAAAACCGTAATTATCTATGTCTGGAAGCTCTAAATTGACGTGTAGCTCTAAAACTGAGTACTCATTATAGTCTGCTAAAGGTGGTTGAATGCCTTGCAGCTCATCAATTTTTTCTTTTGCTTCGTTATATTCTAAATCTACCCCTGCTTCACCTATTTGTACGTCTCTGTACGTACCGTTCATTTGTAATTTCTTTAAATCGTTACCAGTCATGCTGATAACATGGGTAAATCTAGGACTAGTTTCTAAATCTGTGGTTTCATAAGCTACTACTAAGTCTTCAGCTTTAACTAGCCTACTGGTAGCTCTACCTAATAGGTTGTCGTAATAAACTTTTTTGAATGCACTACCAGCTAAAGGTAGATAAAATAGTAAACTGTCCATCTCTGGGTCATATTCTTGCATGACCTCAGTGATTTGGTAGTTCATAAATTCTTTTACACGTTGACTTTGATCCATTGCTTCTGGGCTTTCGTTACCCATGACACGTGTTTTTACTGGACCGCCACTAGGCAATAATTCTTTATAGGCTTGAGCTTGAAATTGTGTTACTGACTCACTCAATAATGGGTGATGTACACCTGTAGCTCCAGGGAAAGGTTCTTCCCTCTCCTCAGTTTTTATCCCTAGTAGGTCTAAACCTTTAGTAAATACATCAAGCCAGTCTTTACGTGAATCTTTATCTTGCTCAAAAGCGTCAACCAGTTCACTAGCTAAAGTTTGTAAAGATGAAGGATCAATAACTTCTGCTAAATTAACTTGATGTTCAGTAACTATTATTTCTTCCTCTTCAAATAAAGGAACTAAGTTACCAGACGGATCAACTTCAAAAGCTGTAGTCTGCTCACCTTGTATGTCCATCTCCTCGGGAAGTTCTACTTCTAGAGTTTCCTCAATTTGATTTTGGAGTTCTTGCGGTAAGCCACCTTCTTGGAGATTTTGTCTTTCTATTGCCATGGGTTAATAATAACTTATTTTTCGTTTGGGATATAGCTCTTCGTCTTCATAGTCGCTAGGCAGTTTTATAAAACCACCTTGCCTAAAACGTAGTAATGCTTGTGTGGTTGAGTCTACTAAGTCATCGTGATCACCAGCAGGAAACATCGCACATTCTTCTATTACTTCATTCGCCCATTTAGTATCAGGTGCCCAAACCATACCTGACTCAAACAAAGGTGCACTTGCGTTTACTCTAGCTACCTTATCATTTCCTTTGCTGGGAGTAAAGTTCTGTACAGGTATCCCGATGTTACGTAGTTCTTGAGTTAAGGGCATACCACTGGCTTTACCTTCTATAATAGTTACGTCAGGTTGCCACTCATGATATTGTTCTAGGGCTATGGCTTTTAATTCAGGAAAACTATACCTACCTTTTATAGCGTCTAATAAAATAATATGAGGGGCTGTGCCGTCATAGAAGTTTTCACCTAGACTGCCTTCTGGATAAAAAACTCCCCAAGTAGTAATAGCTGAATAGTCAGCCATCTCACGTTTTAAAAATGCAGTATCGTAACTTTGTATTAAGTATTCGCAACGTGGGGGTTTATCACTGGTCCACTCTTGCCACCATTCACGTTTTAATAGAGCACCTTCTTCTGAACTTGGATTCTGCATGTATTGAGCATGCCACTTAGGACCACCTCTTAGCGTAGCTTGTACACTTTCTAGTTCTTCCTTTGACCAATATTCTGGCCATAGAGGGTCGCCACTTGGTAATATAGCAGGAAGTTCTATCACTTCCCATTGATCCGCTTTAGGATCACGAGCCATATCTTTTAAAAGTTTACCTGTTAAATCATTCACGTTCCAACGTGTCATAACTATAACGATGCTCCCTCCTGGCTGTAACCTTTGCCTTGGACCAGAGGTGTACCAATCATACGTGTCTTCCATGGACTTTGGGTTCATAGCGTCTTGTTCTGAATGAGGATCATCAATAATAAATAAGTCCGCTCCCCTTCCTGCTAAAGCACCACCTACACCAGCAGCATAGTACTCGCCCTTTCGTTTTGGGTCACGCTTGTCTTGAGTTTCCCATTTACCTGCTGCTTTTGAGTCTGGGTTAATTAATACGTCAGGGAATATTTTTTGAAAGTCTTCCGTTAACATTAAGTCCCTAATCTTTCTACCAAACTTTACAGCCAAGTCTGCGGTGTGCGTGGCTTGTAGTATTTTTAAACTAGGGTTACGCCCTACTAAATACGCAGGGAAGTAATGAGAAGCAAACTCACTCTTCGTGTGCCTTGGTGGCATGTTGATAATAAGTCTTTTTATTTTGCCTTGAGCTATGCGGTCAAAAGCGTCAGCCATTTTAGCATGGTGTGCACCAGCAATAAACTGTGGCCATTGAGTTTTAACAAAGTCTAAAAAATTACCTTGAGCAGTTTCTACACGTTGTATTTCTGCTAACCTTTCGGTCAGTTCTAAATGTTCCTTGAGGACATCCTCAGGAAGTTGTTCTAGTAGTTCTTTTTTCAAGGTTTGTATTTTTTGAATGCTTCGCTTAAATTTTCCATCCTATCGTAGTACACTGTGTCTGCACCTCTATTATAAACAGCCATAATTTCATCTTCTGACATGTCATCTAGCTTAAGAAGTTCGTCAAAGTATTTTTTAGTAGCAGGGTCATTTCTTACAGCATCTTTTAAAGTTTCAATAGTATTAACAGCATCTTTTAGAAAATCATCTGTAACTTCTATATTTTTAGATGTTCCTGCTATTTCTTTTATTTGTTTTAAGGAGAGGTTATTTAAATCTTTACTAGCTAGTCTTTCCAATATTACTTCTAGTTCTTGAGCAGAGATAAATTCATCTTCAGCTTTACCATACTTACTGAC